TTTTAAGTGCTCTACCAGCTTTTTTAACTAACTTACCTAAGAAATACATTTGTCTTCCTGATTCAAGGTCCATGATCCCACCTTCGTAAGGCATGCCACCTTCTGCAAGTCCTGCTCTACCACCTTCATTTGCAAAGAACGTTGGATCAAACTGTGATCCTATAATACGAGATGCTAATATTTGTTTTGGATCTTCTTCTGTAGTATCATCTTCTGGTATGACTGGTGGTATGTAATTATTATCTCCACCACCATTATCCATAAAGTTTCCTGTAAGCATTCCATCATCACCGTATGAAAATCCTGCCATTGGATTACCATAAGCATCTGTTTTACCTGCAAGTCTATTTGCCATGTACTCTTGATATGCTTTTTCAAATTCTTCTTCTGTTGCATCAAAACTTAATCCAGGTATTTTACCTGCTCTAATAACTTTTTCAAAAAAAGGTCTGTTTATTGAGGCATTAAAATCAGAAAATGCTTGCGCTGGTCCAGTAAAAAGTTTACTTGCACCAAATAAATTAACTTTGTTTCTTCTATCTAAAAAATTTTTAAATTCTTGTTCTCTTTTATTTAATTTTATATCTTCTGTGGTAAGTGTATCACCTGGAAGTAAATCTTCATCCTCTGCAACGTATCTATTTTGATTTTTTAATTGATTAATAGTTTGTAAATCACTACTTTTGTCAACTGGTGGAGCATCAGATCTATATTGTCTATCAGATTGATCTGAAGGTCTATTGCCTCCTTCTCCTCCTGTATCTCCTGGTCCTGCTGTACTACGAGAACTTGTTGAACGAGAACTTGAAGAGGGTGCAGATCTACCACTTTGATATCCACCAATACCACGATAACCTGGTCGTTTACCGTCTGCTGGTTTGTTTACGAGTTGTTGATATTGTTGTGCGTTTGTTATGGCCATTGTACTATTCTATTTTGTTTCTCCAAATAAATCAAGACTAGGCATGATAATCCTAACGTCTTTTCTTACCTCAGATTCAGGTATGCCTTTAGCCTTCCATTCTTCGTCATTGCTGTATTTTTCACCTGTTCTAAGGTTATAAATCTCTTCTATTATTTCTTTTGGTTCTATTACTGGTAGATCTTTCATTATGTTGTTATCTCCTTCTTAATGTTTAGATAGCTAACTGCCACATCAAACGAATCTGTATTGCTTGATAACACAGTTAGAGTATTACCACCTTCAACTACTAAAGGTTGAGTAAGTAATTCTGTTGTTACATTAGCAGTCAAAGCTGCTGATTTTATAGTTGTTATACTATTGTTTGTAACTGTAACCGTTGGTGTACCAGCTGATGTCACTAGTATAGATTTAATTACATACGTTTCACTTACCAAAGGATTACCAGTACCAAAAGGGTTTATAGCACTTCCTGATGTACTGTTGTCTGTTCCTACAAATTTATATTGGTTAGCCATTAGTTTACAAAAAAGTTAAACGCTTCAATTTCATCTTTCAATTCTTCTTGAAACGTTGAGTTTAATTTTTCTACGATCGCATCAAGATCTCTTACTTGAGCTTCTGCAGTCTGTACATCATATTCGTTTGATGGTCTAGTTATTACCTGTACAATTTTTGCCATTATCTACGTCCATCCGGTTGTATATCTAATCTAAAAGTTCCTAACTTCCAACTTTGACTAGATGCTGTGTTTGCTATTTTTAATGCAATCGCTCTTGCTCTTGCCCGTGTATCTACTTTTTTGGTAGATGAAGTCACTGTAAATGGTCCAAGTGATGAACCTGTTTGTGTATCATTTGGATAGTCTCTCAATAAAAACGTAACTTGTGTGTTACCCGTTTGAGATATAAAGTCTGGTATAAATCTTCTTATCTTCATTAAAAATTCACCATCTCCTCTAAGTGTTGCAACACCAGTTTGTTGACCTTGTGATGATCTTTGTTGTGTAATGTCAAAATCTCCTGACTCAATACTTGCAACAATTGTAGTTGTAGCACCACCTTGAACTTGATCTGTCCCTGTTTCGTGTTCATAGTATATTGTTCTACCTTCTGTGTTGCCCACAACATCAAAAGATGAATCAGTGCCTGCTTCGTATGAAGTAGCGTGTGGGCTACCAAATACTGCAGAATCTTCCCACATAGTTCTAGCCAATGATCCTACAGTCCACACTGGTCTTTGTGGTGATGAATCAAAATAATTATATGTAACTTGTCTGTTAACAACAGATGATCCAGTTGTTGGATAAAACCATGTTACTTCACCAAACAAGTTATTTAATCCTGCTGATACCATTTGGTTACCAGATTCTAAATTTATATTGTCGTAAACAAAATCTTCTACTAAACAAGGTAGTGATTCTAGCTTACCAGCATATCTAAAGAAACCATTCTCTGACATCCAGTATGCAGCACCATCAACTTCCACACATGCATTCTGTCCAACAAGTCCACAGTTAGTTCCAACCTGTGCGAACGCAAACGTAAATGGTTGACCAACAAAACGTTGTGTGAATAATGCTGTATCAGTCCAAACATAAATTGCATCACGACCTCTGATTGCTCCTCTGATCTGTGATCCGTCGGCCAGTCTTTGTGTACCAGCTGTATTAGTTGCTGTTGGTGTATAAGTATTTATATCTTCTTGATCTGAGAATCTAATAAACATATCATCTTGTGTTCCTGTATCTCCAATAGTTGTTTCAGTTCCAAAGAATACTAAGTGTCTATCCGGTGTAGATACTAACATGTGTCTTGATGCAGTTGGTGCACCAGATATGATTGTAGCTCTAATGTTTTCTGCATTTGATGCAGCAGAGTTCCATTCAAAACATGCACTGTCATGAATCAAACAAATGGCTTTATCACCAAAGTTATCAAGTGACCACATTCCTGGTTCAAGGACCAAGTCTCCTGATGCAGCTTCTCCCCATGCTACAAAGTTTGTTGTACTTGTAACTGTTGCTCCACCACTATGGGCTGCAGCAGAAGTTCCTCTAACCTCTCTTGTTACACCTGTAAGCTCATTACCAGATATACCTGTGTATGAAATTTCTTCGTTATCTATTTTAATAAAGTTTGTTCCTGTATCTGGAAACTGTGATACATCTCCTAATATAATACCGGTTGTTACAGCATCATTAATACCATTTGTTAAAGTTGTTGTAGGTTCTCCTGCTACTTCACCACCCCACGATCCAAGTGACCAACCAAAACCTTTTGCTTGTACAGCTGGTCCTACAGGATAATAATGTTGTACTCTAATACCACCTGATGTTGTTGCACCAGATCCAGATTCATTACCAGGCATTGTAATAGTAATAGTTGTGCTTGATGGTACAGTTGTAACCATAAATTTTTTATTATCAAAATCAGCTGCTGTATAATTAGAATTGGTTATAGAACTAAAGTTATCTAATAATACTATGTCTTGTGCACTTATGTTATGTGGACTAGAAAAAGTTATAGTAACAATGTTTGATCCGTTGGTCGTGCTAAATGCATTAGAAAGCGTTGTTGTAGATTTAATAGGGTGTATGTCATAATATACACCACCTGAATATGCATATAAAATTCTGTTTGTACCGATGATTGCGTATTTTCTAGCTTTACTATTTACAAAATGATGAAGACCACGACCTGCCCCAGTAAGAGCATCATCTCCTAGTTGTTTCCAACCACCTATTTTTTCAGGTGTGCCATATCTAAAACGAACATTATCACAATCAATCCATTGCCCTTCGGCTCCTGTAGGTGTGATTTGTTTATTGATACCTGGTTGAAATCCAATTTTTTGTAGCATATGGCTCCATTATAATACTATTATATACCTGACGGTAGACCTAACTTAGCTCTTCCATCAAATTTATTTTTATCAGCAAATGGGCCATTTACATGATTATAATGTAGAAATACTTGACCGCAAATGTTCCCGTCGAAAGGCTCTCGCCAATGTTCGAGTTCGCAACCACTATATACTAACATATCCCCTACTTCAAGCAAGACTTTCTCGCCTTTTGGAGCGTTAGGTTTATGTATATTTTTGTACTCGTCAATTACATTATTTGATCCAGTAGGGTCTATAAATATAGGCCAAGGATCACCACCTAAGTTGACTGTTGTAGATACTTCACAAGAAGGTCTATCTTTATGTCTTTTCAATTCATCACCTTTTTTATATGCTCTTGCATACGAGTAAGTTGGTATTAACTCTAGTCCTGTTTCTTTTTTCATTACAGGTAACATCTTGACTAGTAATGTGTCCATTACAAAGTCACCATAACAAGAATAAGTATTTGGTATTTGTTTATCGGTCCATGTTCCAAGGATCGGGGACTGTGAATGTATGTTATGTTGATACATATAACTTACAGCATCTCGTTTAAGCAAGAAGTAGTTAAATATAAAATTAGCTAATTCGTATGATACAGCATTCTTTATAACGTGGTATTTAAACATTAAATCCTTTCTGTATAAAATTAAATGATACAGATATTCTTATATCATTACTTTCATTTGGTTCAACACAATGCCATAACCAAGAAGGAAAGATAATCATTCTACCTTCAAGAGGATCCACATGAACTTCTCTCCATAAATGTGATGGAGGTTTACCTTGTTTTCTTGTAGGCATAACCATATGTGCTCCTGGTCTTGGTTCATTAAAAACAAGTTTACCAGAATTCTGTGGAGCTTTAATATAATAGACACCACTGAAATGACTGTTCGGATGTAAGTGTGGTCTATTCATTCCACCTGGTGGATTTATATTTGCCCACATGTTTCCCATCATGGGTTCTCTATCTAACCATTCTTCTACAAAAATTTCACCCATCATTTTATATAGCTCATCTACTAAAGGTTTGAATACAGGTATTTCTTGCATGTTAGTTTGACTATGCCAACCTTTTAAATTAGTTCTAGTCACACCTTTGTCTCTGTTAGACCAATCAACAACTTCTCTTTCAAAAAGCCTGTTATCTAAATTAACATCTTTAGCATATACAACGGTCGGAAAGTATGCAGCTTTAATCATCATTTAAATGGTGTACCTCCAAACCACATTACCAAAGATTTTCTATGACCTCTAATAACTGGTTTTACTCTGTGTCTTATAAATGATGCAAAGAACACAGCGTGTCCTTGTTTTATTTTTGCAACTTTACCTTCTGACATTAATTCTAAATCTCCACCTTCAAACTCTGACTCAGGTGAAAGTAGACATGTCATTGATATTTTTCTAACAGGTGGTTCGTGAGCCATGTTCACATCATTATCGACATGCCAGTCATAAAATCCTCCTTCAGGATACTCTGTGTATTGTGCAAGTTCTGTTATTTGCATTCCATCAAAACCAAAATGATTGCCATTTGTGGTTTTCATAATTTTTTCAATGTCTTTATACATATCAGTCATTTTAGAAAAAGGTATCCAACTAATATGTGATGTTCTAGTTTTAGTATCTACAACTCCACCTTTAATACCTTTATCACCTGCTCCAACAGATGCATCTTGTTTGGGTTCAGCTCGTCCTGCTGCAATAATCATTTTACATTGTTCAGGTGTAAATATAGGTGTAGTAGTCTCTACTATAAAAGATCTCCAACGTGGCTCTGTTATCATATTAATATCCGTATTCTATCCATCCCGTTATTATATATTTGTCATTTGATAGAGGTGGGTTGCCTCTATGAATGTGTGTAAATTGTGAAGGCCAAACTAACAATGTATTTTTTTCTGGTTTGAACCTACACTTTTGATATAAAAATTCTGTCTCTCCACCATCTGTTACATCATTTAAATATACCATAAAAGCTAGTATTCTATTTCTTGCTTTCATTTCTGCATTCTCACAATGCCAAAAATGATAACCTTCTCCAACTTTAGTTTTTTGTATTTTAACTTCTAGTATGTTGTGTGTTGCTAATTTTTTTAAATAAGAATATTTTTGAACATACAAAGGATAGATTTCTTTAAAAAACAAATCTATAAAAGGTTTGTTGTTATAAGTCATTGCAACATTGGTATCTCTTATTGTATCAATGGCATTATCAGACACTAACATCTCATCCTCTCGTCTAGGATACACTGCACCTTGTTGCTCACATTTATCAAAGTAATTTGTATAATCTTCTATCAATTGATCTGGCATAAAGTTTTTAAATATACCTATGTGATCGTCTCGAACTAAATATTGTCCATCCATTATAAAGCCCCTCTATTTTTAATAGGGTCAAATTGTACATCACAGTTTGCAGCTAGTGTTCGTCTAGTCTCATTCGTTCCATTAAAAGGATAAACACAGTGTCTCATATCATACGGAAACACATAAAAATCTCTAAGGTCCATTGGTGGTTGGTAATCTATTTTTGCAAATTGACCATTACTAGCCCCTAGTATTTGTAGTCTACCGTTTTGTGGCACTTCAGCATTAGAATATTCTCTACCATATGTTGAAGGTAGTTTTAAAATCATTACAGAAGATAAACCTGTAAACAACATACCTCTATGGATATGTGCAGGATTATATTCATGTGCTTTCATCTCATTTACCCAAATAGAATTAAGATGGGTATCGTAATCTCTAATTTTATTAAACGCTAGATAGTGTTTAAACACAGTCATAAAATAATCTATTACATTTCGTGGTAACATATTATGGTTTTTCATCTTAGATTGATCTTGACCATTGTAAAACAAACTATGCTCATTCTCAATCTTACCTACCAACTGTTTATTAGCAGGTGCTAGTCTATGAAAGTTTTGTTCGTATGTTTGATTAATCGCAGAAAAAATATCTAACGGTACCTGATACTTTAAAATTGATTGACCTAAAAATACAAAATCAAAATTAAGATTTTGGTTTTCCATGTTGTTCAATTTGTTCTCTTTCTTTGTAACTACTTTCTAATTCACCAGATTTTCTAATTCTTTGTAGTGATTGTAATTGACCTAAGACGTTGAACTTATCAGTGTCAGAAGAATTTTCTGTAAGCTGTCTTGCTTTTTCAGCATACTGCATACCATAAGATTCTAATTGATGTTGGTTAACATCTTTGTCATTGAATGATCCGTCATTAAATTCTTTCTTTAACTTAGACCACATTTTAATTTCTCTCATTCTATGTTTTGCAACTTTTTCCATAG